CCCAGGCCTGATCCACGGACCCCGCCGCCGGGGTCACCGGCAGCGTGATCCCAGTGGTCCCAGTGGTCACCACCGTCGGGCTGCCGGACGCGGTCAGCTCGACCGCGAACGTACACACACCGTGAACCACGTCGTACTGGATGACCTTCGTCCAGTTCGACGTGAACTGGTCCGAAGTCAGAGCGGTGTTCACCACGGACGCGAAGTCCGAGACGTGCGACGTGTTGACCGCGTCAGCGGCGATCTTCGAGGACGTGACCGCATCGGCGGCGAGGTGGATCTCATCGATCGACCCGTCGACATAATGGTCCGAATCGATCGCCTCGGCAGCGATCTTCACTCCCGTGACCGCACCGTCAACGATGTCGGCCGTAGATACCGACGTCAGGAACCCGTCGGCATCGACCTCGGTGAGCCCGTGAACCCAGACGGTGCCGAGATCGTGCGACCGCGCGGAGGTGTCCTGCTGGGCCCGCACCACCGTCACCGAGGTCGCCGATGAAGCGTGCGCCGTCACCTTCACGATCTCCGGCGCGCCAGCGACACCCTCCGGATCGAGCGTCAGATACATGACGTCCGGCGCCGCCACGGTCGGCAGATACTGGAACGCGGTCGAGTTGATCGTGGTCGCCCCCGACGTGAGCGGATCGTTCGAAACCGTGCCGCCCTGGAAGTTCTCGTACAGCGTCGCCATCGGTTACACCCCCACCTTCGGGCGCTTCACGAACGGCCGATGGACCGGGACGTCCAACGCCACCACCCGACGCGCCTCGTCCAGCAGCCTGTAGAACTCCTGCCACTTCGCCCTGACCAGCGCCCCGCCGCCCTGCCCGCGCAACGGTTCGGTCTGCGCCCACTCCTCGACCCGATCCAACTGCATCCGGGACACCTCGCGGCCCGCCACCATCATCGCCGCCGCATACGCGGACGGCAGATCGGCCGCAGCGAGCGGCAGCTCGATCACGGAAGACTCGTCCGACAACGGACCGGACCACACGTACGGTTCGCTGTACACCACCTGGACCTCGTCCGAGTCCATGACATACCACGGGAGCCCCAGCATCTTGCCGGTCGGCGACACCGACGACGGCACGTTGTCGTACTCGGCCCAGCCGTCCAGCATCAGGACCCGACCGGACGACGGGTTCACGTACATCACCTGCAGAACTTCACGAACCTCGACCGGCAGGACGATGTAACGCTTCCCGGGCTCGCGGATGAACGTCGCGGACGACACGAGCGGGACCCCGAGGCCCTCCATGCGGCCCAGGGCCCGGTTCACGAACTCGGCGACCCGGCGCCGAGGGAACTGCGGGTTCGACTGTCCGACCGTCCCGCCCGGATGCCCGACCGCGGTCGTGCCGTAGTAGCCGCGCTGCACCGTGTAGATCGGGTTGGTGTCCGCCGACTTCGCGGTGACCAGGACCAGTTCGGAACCGAACTCGGCCAGGTCGTTCACCTTCAACGACCCGGCCGACAGAGTGAACTGAGTGTCGGCTGCGTTCTCCAAGAAGTTCGAGGTCGACAGGACGAGCGCCACGCCGCGCTCGGCCGGGTGCTCGATCTCGTAGAGAGCGGAGTCGACCAGATCCCCAAGGGTGAGAGTGGTTGTCTGCACACCATCACCCCCTACGGTGCGGGGAAGAACTCCTTGAGCACAGCGAACGACTTCGGCTGCCTCACCGGGTCGACGACATAGTCCGTCCCGGTCACCTTGTCGCTCGTCGCCTGCCAGTAGTTGAACATGTGCGTGTGGCGCGAGTCGTACCAAGTGAGCAGTCGACGCAGCCAGACGCTCGCTTCCTGGTCGGTCGGGTAGCCAGCGACCGTGTAGCCCGGCAGCACGAACTGGGCTGCGGCCTCACCCACACCCAACGCCACCCCGTACTGTGCCGCCATCGCATCAATGTCGGCGAGCGTGGCGTCCAGGTCGAACGTCCAGTTCGCAGGATCGTTGATGTCGCCGCTTCCCTTGTAGTCGGGGATGCCCGACCCACGGCAGTAGCCGTCGATGTCGATCGAATCGAAGTAGCCCGCCACCGAGTCGATGGCGTCCGTGTTCCAGGCCGAGTTGGTGCCGTCGCCGTCAGCGGCGGCAGCCCCGGTGCTGACGTTCAGCGAGAACCAGAACCGGGGGTCGACCGAACGGTATGCGTTCACTACCCGCTTCCAGGCCAACGCCCACACCGGTCCACGATCCCCGGTCTCCCCGGCCGTCCGCAACGCTTCAGCAACATCGGCCCCCCACTCGGCGTAGGAGGCGTTCATGAGCGACGACACCCCGATCAGATCGGTATCAACGCCGTTGTACGAGGCGTACCATGCGCCGTTCATCTCGTGAGACGGGGTCATGACCATCAGTTCCACCCAGTCGTACCCGCCCGTCGTGTTGGCCTTGATCGCTTCAGCGCCACGAACGAGAGCGAAGTCACGGTCGCCACGGGCCGTCATCGCCATGTCGAGCAGCGACGGGATGTGCTGGTTGATGAGCACACCCTTGGTGTTGTACTTTCTGGCGCTGAGGCCCGTCAGCGACAACTGGAACGTCACCTGCAGCCTCGGCTTGCCGGGGTTGGCCCGGTTCGTGAAGCCGGTAGTGCGAAGGTTGGACAGATACCGGTTGTAGGCGAAGTCGATCTCGTTGCCGAGCGCCAGGGGCGTAGGCATCGCCGTCTTGCTCATGTTGCGACGGCAGCCCGGCCCGAAGGCGATGTAGACCCCGTCCCTGTCGACGTTCCGGCCGAACGCAGACACGTTCACCTCGGTCCCGTTCGAGTTCGTCGAATACCCGGCCACGGTCTTCCTGATGGTCACCGGGGGCGCCGTCCCGTCCGGTGTCCCCGACGTCGAGGCGGCCGAGCCGCGCTGGCCGATCGAGTCGTAGGCCCGCACCCGGACCGTCTGGGCCACGCCACCGGTCAGGCCGGTCCAGTCGTAGGTGAGTACGTTGCCGACATCGACCCAGGCACTGTTTCCGAGCTGGGTTTCGTAACCGACCGCCGTGGTTGTTCCGCCCGTCGAAGCGGGCCGGAACGCCACCGTGTGCCAAGCGTACTGTCCGGTCGGACCCCGCTCTTGCACCCATGTCGGTGCGCCAGATGCGCCCGCCGTGGACTGTGTCTTCGTGGCGCACCCGGCCGACCAGTCGTTGCCCTGCAGCGTGTCGAACGCCTCGCCGCCCGCCTGCAACGCGAACCCGTTCGCTGTGCCCAGCGCCAACTGGTTCTCCTCGTTCGTCATCACGCACTGCACGACGAGCGCACCATCGGTCGCGGTCGTCACCCCAGCGGGCGTCGAGTTCGACCCCTGCTGGACCGTGACGTCGAGCGCCGATGTCGGCGAAACGCCCTTCAGTACGATCGCATAGCCGCCGATGTTCGCCGACGAGACCGCGACCGACGCGGACGGCTCCACCCCCGTCGCGACCTTGTAGAACAGCGACTGACCGCCAGACGTCCCGGTCGTTGCCCTCGTCCCGATCTGGACGTATCCGCTCGGGACCGTGATCGGATTCGGGGTCGGGTTGTTCTCGTCGTTCACGACGAGAAGCACAACGTCACCGGCCTCGGTGTCTTCCGGTATCGTGATGGTCCGGGACGCGTATCCGGCGGCCATCGCCGTCGGCGCGGTGCCGACAGTGATAGTGGACGACCCGGTCTCGCCGGTAGTGGGCGCCACCCAGGTGCCCCTGAGGCCGTTCGTCAGTGGTGACACAGCGAACGACGTCGGCGCCCCGGGGGCTGGCGGCGGCGTCACGACCGAGTTGTTGACCGCAAGGTCGACCTTCACGGACGTGACCAGACCGTTCGTGAACCGCACCTGAGCATAGATGTCGTGGTCCCCGTCCGCGTCCCACGACGGGTTGCTCTGGCCGGTCGGGTCCTGGCGCGAGTCGAACGTGAACGACCATGGCGCCACGATCGAAGAGTGGGCGAACCCGTTCTCACCGATAGCGGGCTGCGTTGATGCCCACGTCGAAAGGTCGGTGACCGTCGGATCAACGAACCACCGCACCCCGTCCACCGTGGGCTCGGACGCGTTGCCGTCCGCTGTGTCGACAACGGCCAGGTACACCATCGCGTCAGCGGACGTCGCACCGAGACCGACGGATGTCTCGTCGGCGGCGACGCCGCCCGAAGCGAACGATCCGCTGTCGAAGCGGTAGACCCCGGCAGTGAACGGCACGACCGGGGTCGGCACGTCCGGATCGGGGGCGGGACCGGTGGCGTCGGCGAGTTCCACCACGGAGGCGTTCAGATCGAACTGCGCTGACAGTTCTTCGGCGATCCATTCCTCGACGTTCGGAAGGTACGTGAAGCGGAACGTCCGCTTCTCCCCAGCGACCCAGCTCAACGCCGACGGCAGTAGCCCCACCCAACGGTGCGGGCGACCGAACGTCATCGCGTGCCCGTTCGTCGTTACGTACACGGTGACGTACAGCACTCCCCGGCTGAGGCTGGCGTTGACCGGTGTTAGCGTGAAACTCCCGGCCGTCGAAGCGATCAGCAAGGAACCGACCTCAGACAGGTCGACCTGGACATCACCGACAACGTCGTCGATGACACCCGCGCCGCGGACCTCCACGCGCTCCGCCACCAGCGCCTCCACGTCGCTGCGCGTCGGTGGGACCTCAACGATCTGCGACAAGACGGAGCTGTTGTTCGCCGCAGCGATCTCCTCCAGGTTGTCGCCGAGCGTCACGATCGGAACCACAACCCCCGACTTTAGCCAGGTGCCGCCCGCGCCGTTGTCGTACCAGACGTACGAGTTGCCGGTGTCCGGAGCGAACCAGGACTGCTTGAACGCGGTCGCGGTCGGCAGTCCGGCGGCCTCGTCCTGGATGAACGCGTACCCTGCGCTCTGCGTCTCCGACGGCTCCGCGGGCGGAGCCGTCGTCGCCTGCCGCACCCAGATCTGACCGTTCCGATACACTGCCACGACTACACCCCCCGATCACCGGAGCCGCGACAGACGGGACCCCTCAGGGTTCGCCGAAGGGCCAGGCACCGGCTCGGCGGTCCTGGCGCTCAACAGCGAGATCGGTCTCCCCCTGATGGAGATCTCGGCCCGACCGGACATCGAGACCTGCCCGGCCGCGGCCAGCTGCAACGCCGCCGGGACATAGATCTCGATCGTCACGGACCCGCCCGTGGTCGTGGACCCGGTCGCAGAGACCGGCAGCAGGAGACCGATCTGGGCGTCTCCGCCCAGGGTGCTCGACCCGGACGCAACGAGCGGACAGGACGCGTGGATCGCCGCTGCACCGTCGCTCGTCACCGAGCCGACCGCGGCGAGCGGCACGGTCAACGCGATCGCCGCCGTACCGCCAGTGGTCACCGTGCCGGAAGCAGCGATCGGAAGACTGATTCCACCGGTCACCAGTACGATCGCTGCGGACCCGCCCGTGGTTGTGGTGCCGGACGCGGCGATCGGACGCGTAGCGTGGATCGCCGCTGCACCGTCCGTCGTCGTGGCTCCGGCGGCGGTGACCGGGCGCGCGACCCCGACCGCAGCGGCTCCGCCCGTGGTCGTCGAGCCGGACGCGGCGATCGGGCGCGTCGCGTTGATCGCTACTGCACCACCGGTCGAGGTCGACCCCGCTCCGGCGATCGGACGCGTCGCGTTGATCGCTGCGACGCCGCCGGAGGTTGCGGAACCCGAAGCAGTGACCGGACGTGTCGCGTTGATCGCCGCCGTACCACCCGTGGTCGTCGTGCCGGTAGCGGCGATCGGATACGCAAGAACCAGGGCGGCTGAACCACCGGTCGTTGCGGAACCGGTCGCAGCCACCGGACGGGTCGCGTTGATCGACGCGGACCCTCCGGTTGTCGTGGAACCGGCCGCCGCCACCGGGCGGACGGCGTTGATCGCCGCCGTACCGCCCGTCGTCGTAGAGCCGGACGCCGACATGGCGTGCGACGTCGCACCAGCGGGCTTGAACGCTGCAGTGATCGAAACGTACTCGTTCCCGCCGCTTGGCGTGACGTTCGTGGTGCCGGTGGAGACACCGTTCTCGCCGAGAGCGTCACGAGAGAAGACGTAGCCCGTCTGAGTGCCACCCAGGCCCACCTGCCTCGTCCAGCCAGAGGGTGTGGTGAGCGTTTGCGTGCCGTCTCCCGCCACACCGCTGATGATCTGGCAGTCGTCAGCGGTCGGAGTGACGCTAGCGATCAGGAACGGGTTGGCGAGGTTCGCATCGCTCTGGGTTCCCGTGCCGACCAGCTCGCCGCTCGTGGCGACACCGCGGAGCACGATGGTGACGTGGCGGCCGGTTTCGGTGGCGTTCCACAGGTTCGTCAGTGTCCATGAAGTGGTGGAGGCAGCCGCTTCCTCTGCCGTGACCCGGTGGTACAGCATGACGGCCGCACACGTCGAGTCGGACGGCATGGCAACCGTGTTGGCCCCGAGGACGTTCGTCCACCCAGAAACATCGGTGGTTGCCGCCGTCGTGAGTGCCGCAACGAACGTGACGACGATGTCGTTCTCGGCCGGGGCGGAAGTAACCGAGACTACAGGCGATCTGGTGGCGGTCGTGTACGGATCGGTACCGCCAGTGATCGGGAACGTGATCGCCACGGCCTCACCCCCTTCCCGGTCAGGCCGGGATCAGTCAGCGGTCATCGTGAGGGCGCCGATCGCCACCGTGATGCTGTCGCCGTTCGCCGGGTCCTTCGCCGCGGTGGCGTCCCAGTAGTACAGCATGGTTCCGGCGGTCGAAGCATCGAACAGCGCGAGATGGGTGACGTTGCCCAGGTCGGAAGTGAACGGACCGAACGTGATCGCGTTCGTGTTCGCCGCGGACGCCGGGTCGCCCGACGGCGCGCCCCAGGTCACCGACTGGCGGCCGTAGCCGTTCGAGCCAGCCGTGGTGACCTCGGTGCCACCGCCCGTGTCGTTCGGGGTCGCAGTGAACAGCGCCAGATACGTGGTCTGCGCGGTCTGCGTCGCGCGACCGTTCACGGCGTCCAGCATCTTGTTGGCGCCAGCGGTGGTGGGCTGTCCGGCCATCGATCAGTATCCCTTCGTGGAGGTGTTGGCCGCCGCCAGTCCGGCGGACAGAACGGCAGAAACCACGCCGACCCACAGGACGGCCTCCTGCTCGGAGGCCAGGCCGTACAGAACGGCGAGTGGCTGCAACGCCAGAACGACCCGATAGAAGTAGGCGCGTGTCGATTCACTCATCAAGAACACCCCCGGAACGAGAAGAACCCCCCGGCCGAAGCCGAGGGGTTCAACCCGTCCCTTGTCGGTGAGATCAGACGAGGGTCTTGGCGGTCGGGTTCGCCGACCGCTGACGGCGGTCATGGAACGGAACCGCGTAGAGCGTCGAGCCCGTGTACACACCGCTCGTCCCCGTGACGGTCGAAACCGCACGGACGTAGCGGGAGTTCACGAACGCGTCGATCCCGCGGACCGAGCCGTTCGCCACGTCAACGGCAGTGATGGTGCCGAGCGTGACGACGTCGTCCGAGAAGTCAGACTTCTCGGAGCCCTGGATGTCGACCGCGATCGTCGGGGTGGTGCCCGACTTCCCGGCCGTGGTCAGCTCGAAGCGGGTCTCGCCGCTCCAGCCGATCTCGCGGGCAGTGCCTGCCTGGTTCGCACCGGCAGCCGTGGTGAGAGTGACGCCGTCCAGGAGATCGGGCTCCAGAGCGTCACGGACAACAGTACCTGGCATGTCAGATACTCCTTTCTCAGCTCGCCGTGATGCCGGAGACCCGGACCACGCTGTACTTGTTGAACACCGCCACACCCGGGTACCACTCAAGGCGGCCCATGCGCTGCGGCTGGGACTCCAGTTCGCCGAACGACTTCGCCACGAACGATCCGCCCTTGCCGAGCAGACCGGTGACGTCGTCCTCACCGAACTTGATGAAGTAGAGCGACGAGCAGTCCGAGGTGCCGTCGCCCGGGTCCTCGGTAAACCCGAGGGCCGGGACCGTGTTCCCCGAAGCGTCCCGAACGTCACCCATGATGGTGAACGGGATGTCGTCGTAGAACATGACCTTCTTGCCGAACACGTCCGTGCCGACATCGATGAGGCTGATGCCGGAGTGGGTCGTGCGGGCTGCCTTCGTGATCTGGCGCCGCTGAGCGCGGTTCACGAGAGCACGGTCGGGACGGCCCTGGTTCACGAACAGGTCGAGCGCCTCGTCGAGCTTGTCGAGGTTGACGACCGCACCGGTGGTGCTGTTCGGGTACTTCTGGCCGAACCCTTCGTCGATCAGAGCCTTCAGGCCCTTGAAGCCCTTCGAGGCGACCGAGCCGGTGCCGTTGAAGAACTCGTAGCCGAACCGCATGGCGTTGCTCTTGGCGAGCTTCGCCCACTGCTTGGCTTCGATGTCCTTCTCGTTGCCGACCACGTCGACCAGGAACCGGTCGACCTTGATCTCGCCACCAAGGATGGCGACGCTCCAGAAGTGCTGGTTGTCGGAGCCGTACGAAGACGTGTAGCCCTCGTTGACTCGGCGGAACTGGACGTCGGGCAAGGTGCCCTCTTCGTCGTGGACGAGCGCGTTACCCGCGAACGGGAGCCAGGGGAGCATCTCGATGACGGGATTCTCCTGGATGATGGTCTCGACCACACCGAGCTTGTGCATGTCGGAGCCAGCTTGCGTGGCTTCGATCAGACTCACTGCGCCGGTAGGCATAGTGAACTTCCTCCTTCAGGAACTGGTGTTGGGTTAGGAACCCAGCGCCGCCCTGATCCGAGAAGGTCCGAACAGGTCGTCGCCCTCACCGGGCTTCGGCCTGGCCGGAGGGGTTCCGACGTTTCCGTCGAACCTCGGCTTCGGGGTCTGCTGGGGCGGAGCGCTCTGGGGTTTCTCTCCCAGGAACTCCTCGATCTGCGTGTCCGTCCAGCCCTTCGCTGCCAGCTCCGCTGACAGAACATCGCGTCGCTCAGCGGCACGCTGCTCTTCGATCTGGGCTGCGCGTTCGCGCAGTTCGCCGGGTGCCACGTCCTGCAGATCCTCAGGCCTCACGTACTGGAAACGCTCAGCGACCTCTGTCGCCAAGGTCTCCCGAAGGACCTTCTTCTCTGCGATCTCCGCTTCGAGCTTCTCCCGAAGGGCACCGCCCGACTCCGTACCTTCCTCGGAAGGAACCTCTGTCGTCACTATGTACTCCTACGCTGCCTGTCGTGTACGCCAGTCCGGACCGGGCAGGTCGGTCCCCCTGGGTTCTCTACTGATCCCCCCCGAAGGCGGTCAGCGACGCACGCCGAACCCGCGCTGAACGAGGCGCCCAGCGTCCTCAGAGAACCGGAACTCGCCCGACCCTCGACCGGCGGCTTCCTCCGCCGCGAGGCCCTGCGAGAGCTGCAGGGACAGGCCGCCGTTCCCGAGGAACTGGGCGCGCTCGAACTCGTCCTGAGTGAACTGGTCGTACCCGGCGCGCTGCACCGACGCCGAGATCCCGCCCGCGCGCTGACCGTAGTTGGTGTACGCCTGGATCGCCTGGTTGCGTTCCACACCGGCCTGGCGGATCTCCGCGAGACGTTCCTTCGTCGGCAACGACAGACCGGCCTCCGAAGCCGCGGCGCCGATCGCCGCGTACTCGAACGAGGACAGCAAGTCCTCCAACGACATGAGCTGCGTCGAATCCCCGGTGCCGCCCGTGTAGATCGCATCCATCATCTGCCTGGCGAACACCGAGTCCGTGTTCAGGACCGCCTGCACCGCCCGGCCGGTCACCGCACCCTGGCGCTGCATGTCGGTCAAAGTGTCCGCGACCCGCCGGTTGCCGACCTCGGTCGCCCGAGTGATCCACTTCTGGTAGTCCATCGAGCCCGCGGCCACGGCCGCGTTGTACTTGTCCGACAGGTTCTGCGCCGCGGCCGGATCCACGACCGCCTCGTACAGGTCGTCGTCCGACACGTCGAGCCCGGCGTACACGTAGAACGCGTCCTTCTTCGCCCGCGAAGACTGCTGCACCCCACGGTAGGTTTCCAGGCGCTTCTGGAACTCGTTCGGGTCCATCTCCGAATCGAAGAACCCGACCAGCGACGCCGGGGTCTGATACTGGTTCTCGACATCGAACCCGTGCTGGCGCAGCAACGTGCGGAAGTCCTGTTCGCGCGCCATGTACTGGGCCTCGTTCATGCGGACCGACCCGTCCTGACGGTACATGCCCGGGAACCGGGCCTTGTACTGCGGCAGCTGCCGCATCTTCGTCAAGATCTCGGCGGCACCGGACGCCTCCGCCGCCGTCGTCTGGAACCAGCCGGGATCGATCCCGAGCGAATCCAGCCACGGGAAGTCGGCACGCAGCTGCGAAATGAAGGCCGTCGCACTGCGATCGGACTCAGCCCGCCTCTCCTCATCGCTCTGCGTCTTCGGGGGCAGCGAGGACTGGTCAACCTCGGCGTTCGGGCCGCCGTTCACCGACATGTTCGTGACGCCGTCGTAGAGCCCCTCCCGGGCACCGTAGACCGTCCCGTCGTCGTTCACCCAGCGCGTGCCGTCCCAGTACATCAGAACCCCATCATCCGGCCCAGCTCAGAAACCGACGAATACATCTCGTCCCTGCCGTTCTTTGTCTCCAACCAGCCCGACGACTTCTTCAGGGCGGTCTCGAAATCGAACACGCCCTGCCCGGCCTGGAGGGCCTTCGCCACCTCCGGCGTGAAGATCGACCCCGACTTCTCCATGACCCGCCGATAGGTTTCCAGCCAGGGCGCGGCCGCGGTCGCGGTCTCGACCTCCGGTGATTTCCACGGATACAGGATCTGGGCCTGCTTCCTCAACTCGCCGAGCAGGTCCTCGTCCGACGTCCTCTTCTCGACGATATCCTTCGCCCACTGCTGAATGGTCTGAGCGGACCACTGCACACCCCAGCGCTCCGCGGTCTCACGGATCCGTTGCGACGTGTTCTCGATGTCGATCGGGCGCTGACGCTTCGCCTCCTCCTCCTCGCGCACGGAACGCGAATGGGGAGACTCGGGGTCGGCGGCCGCGAGACCCTTCAAGATCTGCCCGTACGCGGCGAGCGTGATCTTGCCGGACGCGACGTCCTCCAGATGGTTCGCGATCAGCGGGTTCTCGGCGTTGGCGTCAACCCCCAAGAACTGCATGACGGCACCCGACATGCGGGCCTCCGCGTCCAGGCGCCGAGAGTCCTTCTCGGCGTCCGAGAGGTCGTTCCACTCCAGCTGCGCCTGGGTGTGCTTCCGGTACCAGTCGGTCGCCCTGAGCCGGTTCTCCAGCTCGGCCATCGACATGTCGGGGCGACCGGCGAACACGGCCAGGACCGCCATGACGGACGGGTCCTTCAGGGCCGGGTTGTTGTACCCGATGACCTGACCGACGACCGACTCCCAGACCTTGTCGAACGTGCCGAACGCGACCGATACGCCAGCGAGTTCGGTTGCGTCACCGGCCACGATCCCTCGGCCGTACTTCGAGTCCGACTCGGCCTGGGTGAGCGTCTCAACCTTCGCCGGGTCGACCTGTACCGACCCGTCGTCGCGGATCGAGTACGAGATGTGGATCCCGGGAGCGAGTTCCTTGATCGCGTACTTCCGGGTGATGCCGTCGGGCCCGATGACGGCGATGATCTTCATGTCGTACGGCAGCTCTACCGGACCTGTCGTTCCAACGTCTGTCGTGTCGGCCATGGCACTCCCACCCCCCGACGGGGTAGGCCCCGTGTAGTTCGACCCGAGCAGGCCTCGGGCCTGCGCTGACTGGACGACCTGGGTCGCCTCCGCGCGGTTCGTGCCCTTGAACGGGTCACCACCAGCGGCCCACCCGTTCGGACCCATCCCCCACGGGAACAGGCCGTTCTGCTGGAACAGCACCATCGCCGCCTTCGCGTTCACTAACGGATCGAACAGCTGGCTCTTCGATGAGAGTCCCAGCGCCTGCGACACGGTCGGCCAGTTCACCGAGTTGATCTGGAACAGACCCATGTCGCCCGTCATGCGGGACGGGTCGTTGTCGGTGCGATGGGCGGCCGGGTTCCAGCCCGACTCGCGCTTCGAGATCGCCACCATGTTGATCAGGTCCTGGCCGCGGAACCCGGCCTGGTACAGGATCTGGGCGACCGATTCGCCGGAGAGAGCCATCAGGTCATCCTCGCGAACGAGTTCGAAGCCTGCGCGAGGCGGCCCAGGAACGTCGAGTTGTCCCACGCCTCCTTCATACCCATCGTCGCACCAACCGTCGTCTGGTAGCTCCCCTCCTGCATGCCGAGCCGGACCGCGGCGTTACCGGCCAGCTCCTCGCCGAGCATCGAAGACTGAGCGGCCCGATGCATGCCCTGGTACTCTTCCTCCGACATGCCGCCCGGCTTGTTCCCGTA